CCCTATCTTAAAATCCTTATGCCGTTATTACCGGCAAGGTCTTCCGCAATGCCTGTTGTGGCGTCAGGCGCGTCATCGTGCTTGTTTTTGCCCTGCCGCTGATACTTTGTCATTGCTTCGTAGTATTCCGGCCAGCGGTCTTTCCAGTTTTCGGGGTAATAAATATGCTCCATAACCCAGGTAGCGTTTGAAAGAATACGGGCCTCTTTATTTTTAGACTGGTGAAACCATTTAATTACGCACTGGTTGCTGCTGTAATCATCTGCCAATAACTTACGCACGCTGCGTGCAAACCCGCGGCCACCGTTATTGCTTTCAATTTTGGCACGGTTAACGCCGTTATTAAAAAGCATCGCCGCTGTTTTAGGTTCGGTGTCTTCCATCG